ACAATGTTTGAATCTTTAGGTTCTGCATATGGTTATGAGCACAAAATCACTGAGTGGGCTGATGATAAAATGATGGTTGATGCTTCTGGCAAACCTCTTGATATCTTAGTGTATGCTCCTCAACGTAGAAATCAACTTCCTTTAACTCGTAATGATGTTAAATGGGAACCATTCATTGAGTTCTGGATGCGTAAAAGTATGCTTGAATTAAAAGTTAAGCGTATGATTTGGTCTAAGCCAGGTACTGTTAAAACAAATGGTTCTAAGCAAGAATTGAAGCGTACATCTGCTGGTGTTTATCACAGAATGCGTAACAATGGTAACTTAGTACAATATAATCGTGGTGAGTTCACTGCTAATTTGATTCGTTCAGTGTTTGGAGATTTGTTCTACAGACGTGTGGATGTTAAAGATCGTAAAGTTAAGATGTATACAAATGAAGCTGGGTTTGATGTATTTCAACAAGCTTTGAAGAACGATGCTCTTAATTCAGGTTTGACTTTCATGGCTGATTCTGGAAATCGTTACATGCAAGGAGAAGGTCAACACATCACTTATAACTTTGCATTTGATGCAATGGTTACTCGTGAAACAGGTCGTGTTGAACTTATTCACTTGAAAGAACTTGATTTGCCACAATCAAACTTGGAGTTTGGTCAAAACAAGAAAAGCACTCCAGTATTTATGGTATTTGATGTTAGTCCTATGAGTGATGGTTCTATGACTAATAACATCAGAGAAGTAAGAATGAAAGGTGCTCCTTCTATGACTTGGGGATATATTGATGGTACTCGTCACCACTTAGGTTTTGCTAAGTCTCAAGGTATGAGTTCTGCAAACAAATTCCCTGGTTATGAAATCTGGATGAAAGACCGTTGTGATGTATTCATTGAGGATTTATCACGTACTGTGTTAATCGAAGAGATTCCACAATTCTAATAATACTCAAAAGCATACCATAAGAACTGCTTCGAGTTAACCCTACCAAGAAGAGCTCCTTTATAATCCTACCCTAAGGAGCTCTTCTTAAATATACAGAGTGATGGATTGACTAAATGTTAATCGCATTTCCTTCAATGGATCCACTCTGCTAATAAAACCAAATAAATAACTACATTATGGGCAGAACAGGTAAAATCTCCACACTAAAAAAGGAGTACAACAACTCTCAGTTGCAAACAATGCAAGGTGGTCTTTCACAGAAAGGCTTAACTAGAATTCCTGGTACAGGAGTTTTTAAGTATCCTTATAAGGAACTTGATGGTCAGTATAGAACAGGACTAGATCCTAATGCTGCATACATTCGCAGGATTGGAGATCAGTTAGAAAGAGAACTAGAAACTGAGCGTGTAACAGCACTTAGAAAAAAGTTAGAAATTGCTTTAGGAGATGTTGATCTTGGACCTCGTTCTCAGTTCTGGAATTATGGATTGTCAACTTCTACAGAAGATTCAATGCATGTACAACCAGTTAAATTGTTAGATGGTGACAATTACTTTGATCTCACTATTCCTTTTCAGGAATTAGCATTCTCTTGGTTGCGTGTGCATCCAACAATTGCTTCTTCTTATCAGGCATGGGAAAGAGGTGAGTTTCCAGCAGATACACAATTTTATGTAGCTGATGATGAGATTGAGAATGCAGTGATCTTTAAAAAGAAACAACTTATTAATAAAGCTATTGTTAAGTTTGATTCTATGACTCCTGAGAAGAAGAGAAAAGTTGCAAGACTATTAGGACTTCCTGTAACAGAAGACACTAAAGAAGAAGTTGTTTACAACCAAGTGGATAATATGCTGAAACAAACAGAATTCAAAAATGGTAAATTTCAAGGACTTAACCCTGTAGAGGTGTTCAATAGATTTGCTGATATGAAGGAAAATCTGCTCCATATAAAAGATCTTGTAAAACAAGCTGTAGCACATTCAGTTTATAGAATTAAACCAACAGGTAAAGTCTATGAAGGTGAATTTGAAATAGCTAAAGATGAAGATGATTTGATTAAGTTCTTAGCTGATGATGATAATCAGGATGAACTAATCACACTTGAACAAAAATTGAAAACTAAGAAATTAGCGTCTGTATGATACCAGTAGATAGTTTATTATATAAAATAGATCAAAAACTAAATAAACTATCAACTAATGAGCATCAACAAATTCAACTGGAAGATAAAATCTTAGCTTTGAATGAAGCTGAGATTAAGTTGATAAAACAAAAAGTTGATGGTCAAAGTACAAATTCTGGATTAGGACTTGATGCTTTCAAGAAGCGTTATGAGGACCTACAGAGCCTTGTTGTAACATACAATAAGCAACCTTTAGATCTTTTTGTAAAGAACGCTGAATTGAACCAATGGGCTGCTAACATACACCTTCTTACACCAAAATACATGTTCTATATTGATAGTTATGTATTAGCTGATAAAGGAAGATGTAAAGATAGAAAAATTTGGATAAATAGAGAATTGGCTAAACATGGTGATCTTCAGTTTTGTTTAAACAATGTTCACTACAGACCATCTTTTGAATATCAAGAAACATTCAACTTTCTGTCCTCTGATGAAATATCTATATTTACAGATGGTGAATTTATACCAACTAAAATATACATAAGCTACATGAGATATCCTCAATACATAAATAAAGATGGATATATAATGTTAGATGGTCTTCCATCATTTGATCAAGATTGTGAACTTGAAACCTATTTGGAAGATGAACTCTTAGATCTTACAGTTCAAAACTTAGCAATGTACACAGAAAATCAATCTGCTGTTCAAAGTGCTACATACAGAATACAAACAAACGAATAATTTTTTTAACAATTAAATATAAATAAAATGGCTGATTTTTCATTAACTACGCTCTTCGTAGTTCCCAGTGGCAGTGCAATTGCTAGTTCTGGTTCTACGCAAGATTTACTTCCTGGTCAAGTGGGGTTTTTCTTAAATGATTACACATTTGCTACAGCAGGTACAATTGGTACTTCTCCTTATTTCTATGTTGCTCAAGGTAGAGTTAACACTTATCTTCAAGGTTCTAAGCGTTCTGATAAGATTGCTGGTGCTTTAAGTTCAGGTGGTAATGCTAGAAGCAATATAACAGAATGGTATGCTGTAGTAGGTTGTTCTACTCCTGCAAACCAAGTAACAGATGTATCTGGTTGGACAGCTAAATGTGGTGAAGTTGTAACTCTTACACTTCGTGCACATTCATCTTACATCGATACATTGTATTTCAATGGTTTCACACGTTCAGTAACTGTTCAAGCTCCTTGCTGTGATTGTGGTGGAGATCCTTGTACTACTGTTGATGTTCCTGCTTTGATTGATTCTTTCATTCTTAAGCTTACACAACAAGCACCTGGTATCAACCCTGATAACATTAGCTTCAACAATTTCTATCAATTCCAAAGAGTTGGTAATGATGAGAATGCAATCTTACGTATCTCTGGTAAGCCTTTAACTATTTATGGTCAACCTTGTGATGTTGCTGCATTTCCTTACGAATATGACAGAATGTATTTTAGAACATTCGTTTATTCTGGTCCTGCAACTACAGCTGACTTTATTGTTGCTGACAATTGTAACCTTGTAGCAACTCCAATTATCACACAGCGTTCATCTTATGCAACTGGTCAATCTACTGAGATTCAACAATTAGAGAAGAACTATTACAGCTACCAAGCTGGATATTTGAAGCATCTTTATAGAATGGTTGGTTACAATGAGAACTTTGAGTCTTGGGTAACTGATGGTGTTACATATGATACATTCTATATTAAATTCAATAATTATGATAGATCAGCTTATCAGTGGGGTGATTATATCATGGAAGATTCTATGGTGATCATTGCAGTGCCTCAAGCATTAACTGCTACTGTTCAACCAATATTAGAAGCTGCTTTGGATACTGTATCTGCTGATAATATATGTATAACAACTACATCTAGTACCACTACAGTATGGCCTTCAACTTCAACAACATCTACTTTGATTCCATAAGAAGAAAAGTAGAAATCATATAACCTATGCCAGAGGTGAGAGGATTAAAACTCAATCCTCTGGCATAATTATTTTAAATAATATGGCAGACTTAAAATTAGATATATTAGTAGTTCCTACATATAATACATTAACATTAGGCATTGCTGATGCATCCACATATCCATCAACCCCATCTGCTCCTACAATTGAAATAACTGTTCCAGGATTTGGAATAGTCACTCTTCCATTTGTACCCAACGATTTTAATTTATTTAATTCTACAATATTAGGTATAACAGGACCTACTGATGATCTTTTACCAATTCCTGATGGAGTTTACTATTTAAAGTATTCAATCACTCCTGCATATATAAACTATGTAGATAGAACAATAATTCGTGTTGAACAATTACAAGAAAAGTTTGATGCTGCATTTATGAAACTTGATATGATGGAATGTGACCTTGCTATTAAAACACAATCAAAAGTTGAGTTGAATAGTATATATTTCTTCATACAGGGAGCAATTGCAGCTGCAAATAACTGTGCTGTTGATCAAGCAAACAAACTATACAATCAGGCAAATAAGATGTTAAATAATTTTATTAAATCTGATTGTCATTGTTCTGGTAATAATTATGTAACCAACTTTCAATAATATGGCAAACTGTAAAAATTGTGGAGCAAAATTTGGCTGTGGATGTCAATTAATTAATGGCCTTTGTTCAGCATGTAATGCTGCTATTAAACAAGGAACTAAACGATTTAAAAATGTTATCACCCAGACTTACAAATTGTATAGAATGTTCTAGTATATCTGCACTTTTAACAGATATAGACTGCAAGCTTTTTGAGCTATCTAACAATCTATATAATAATGTTGTATTTATCCTTAATCGTCCTGTACCAGGAGTTGCAATAAATGATCTTTTAAATTACAAAAGAATACTAACGTATAAACTTTGTAATGAAGATTATGCTCGTGCATACACTGTTGAGATGATTGCTAGTAGAGTTAAACTTTTAAAATTTAAATAATGAGCACTAATTGTTCTAATTGTTATAATGGCTGTACAGAAATAGTTTCTGACAGATGTATTAGATATACAGGAATAGATATTCCTGTTCTTGGAATTAAAACTGGAGATTCTCTTTCTTATGTGGAGCAAGCTCTAATAACTTTTCTTACATCTACATTAGATGGTTCTGGTATTGTAATTACAATTCCACAAGCATCATATTGTGAGATAGTAACTAAGTATCTACCAACATGTGGTGATATCACTGCCACTGTTTTATTTGAAGCCCTTATTAAATCTGCTTGTGATTTACAAAATCAAATTACTATAGTTAGTAATAACGTTACTAATGTACAAGCTGAAGTAGATATAATTGAGGCTAATTATAATGTAAACTGTCTTACAAATGTAAGTGCAAATAGTGGAACACATGCTATTCTACAAGCTACAATTGATGCATTCTGTGCATTTGTTTTAGAAGCAGATTTTAGATATGTACTAAGTACCAATCTTAACACTCTTATTCAGGCATATCTTGATAGCTTAACTCCAACAACACAGTATAATGCAAGGATGGTTCCTTATTCAGTGGTTCCATATTTTGGATCTAATGGTAACTTTGATAATACAGGAGCTGGTCTTTTAGCAAATGGATTTGATAAAATATATCTTTGTAATGGTAATAATGGTACTCCTGATCTTAGAGGTAGAGTTCTTGTTACAGCAATCAATGGAATGTTTGGTGGTGGACTTTCTCCAACAGTTGATCCTGCAGTGAATCCAGTATTTAATCCAAACTATACATTAGGAACTAATAATATTGG